GATCTTAGCAAATCTACCCGTATGGGCATTTGTGTCGGTGATGATAATTCCACCTTTAAAGCCAGAAATTGCCATTGGGTTAACTCCTTTTGATTGCTACGTTACACGACCCACTTATTCTAAGACCTGTAATCATTCTTTCACAAATTTCACTTCTTTTTCTCCCAGTGCTTTACTAAAGTCTCTAATTCTTTAATCCTGGCCTTAGCCCTAGCTATCTGTTCCTCCATCCGTTTGGATCTCTCTTAGTTACTTCCAATCTAGCAATATCCTTTTCTATAGCATTTAAACGATGGAAAATTTCACGAATATCACCTTGCCTCCGACTGGAACGGTTCGCTAAGACCATTAACGCTCCAGAGATAGCTGCCCCTATCAAGGCTGCGAGTAGTTCTTGAGGCATTTTTGTCGTTTTAGGAGTAATCTTAGACTATTGTTTCTATTTTTCTATGACAGAAAAACAAACTCCTGAAGCCAAGCCTAATAAAAAAGGGCCAATTGGTAAACTAAAAGACATCGCTGAAGATAAAGAAGAACAGCTTCAGATCATAGGTGTAGCAGTGCGTTTGGGCGTTGTCATTTGGTCTGGATTTATCGTAACTTTAAATTATATATCTATTCCAGGTTACAGTTCCGAGCCTAAAGATATAACTTTTCCAGCATCTTTGCTGACGGGAGCTTTAGCTTCGTTTGGTTTGGAGGGCGGGAAAAAGCGTGGTGATGGAACGTACAAGTCAGACGATGAAAAGCCTATGAATAAAAAAGAGATACAGGCAATGTTGAGTGAGCAATCTAGTTCGTTCCAAACCATAAGAATAGAAACTCCTATTAAACTTGTTCCTGAGAAGGCTAAAGTTGATCCTATCTCTGGCAAAGAAATAGACCCACAATCAGGCAAGCTCACATGAAAAAGTTTTTAATCTTGCTACTTCTAGCGAGTCCAGTGCAAGCAGATATGCGGCACTCAATCACTACATCAGCAAAAGTTACCTTAGATGCTGCTTATAGTTCCGCAAATCGTATTGGGACGACTTACAGCGTTACAGGCAATAACGTGACTCCTAGTACTACCGTTTCAGGCACTACGACCTCTGGGGCCATCGGAGGATTGACGGCTGATTCGGTTACATCAGGAGTACCAGCAATTGTAGATACTGACTTCGCTATAACCACGGCTGGTTCTGCCTATTCAATGACAGAAAGCCTAACGGTTGGAGATGCCGTTCAAAGTGCAACTACGGTTACAGGTGGCGTTGTCCCTGCATTGCCTTCTCTTGGTTCAACAGTTACAGGAAGCGGTGGCGTTTCTGGGGCAACCATAACGAGTTTAAGTTCGGGGATTCATACTTGTGGAGGCACAATGGGAGCAGGTTCTAGTTGCACAGCTCAAACCATAGTTGAATCGGTGGTGGACTAGTGCATGTTCCACTTATTGCTGCTTTTGTGGCTGTCGTTATTATTGCTGTTTTCAATTTCCTAATGTGGAAGCACTACATGGACATAAACAGATGAAGCGTTATCTTCCGCTATTATTGTTATTAAATACTACTGAGATCCTAGCTGTGCCAGTGGTTCCCAACTTTTCTAGTGGAAGCATGTCAGCCGTCACACGCACCACTCAAAACATTACGGAGTCAATAGTTTCTACAGATTATAATACTGGTCACTCCTTATCAATAACAGGGGCAAATTTAGAAATAGATGGATCAACAATTTTTCCTAATCCTACAACTATTAATCAAACTGTAAATGGAACGACTTATCAATGGACTGGAGCCGATTTAACAACAATGCCCAATGTAACAATCAAAAACCCAGGGGCAGCGTTTCAAGCGAATTTCCATTATGTCTCACCTGGGCTTTCAAATGTAACAAACATAACTCGCACAACTCAGGTAGAAAGCGTTACAGAAACTACCTCTACATTCTCTCAATAATATTTGCACTTAACCCTTTAAAAGTATTAGCAAATACCTCCCAGACCGCAGCTCCCGTAGCCAATTCCAGTGGTTCTGTAACCAATATGGCTATACAATCTTTGCAAGGTAATATGATACAAAATCAGTACGGTAATGGAATAGTTTGTCAGGGGCCAATGCTCACGGCATCTCCATTCCTAACTGATAGTTTCCAGCAGCAATCTCCCAAGGAATATTGGTATGATTCGCCTGTCTATTCAGACACAGGTGATCTTCTTTATCATCAAAGAGTAAGGACAGGACAGAAAGATTCTTTAAGCTTAAATTGGGGTTTTTCAATTACATTTAGTATTCCATTAGATAACTCTTTACAGAAAAGATGTAAGAGAGCTGCTGATGCTCAGATAGCGATCCAAGAGCAAGTCCTTGCTGATAAACAATTATCGTGGCACGTTGCTCGTCTTAAGGAGTGTGGTCAATTAAAACTCTCTGGTGTGGAATTTTCAAAAGATTCAGTCTTCTACTCATTATGTGAAGATGTCCGTGTTCTTCCGAAGATGGGTCAAGTGCTTCCTCATAGACATAACATTCCACCTATTTCTTCTTCTTCTTCAAAGGAGGTAAACCTCGTTTCTCCCGATAAGAAGTAGTCCTTCTTTCCGATAAGTTTGGACGCTCCACTTTCTTACCTAATATCTTTTTAACTCTATTTACTATCTGTTTGATGATGGGCTTGACGGCTCTCAAAAGTAATGGAGTACTGAGTGCTGCTGTAGTTGCTACGAGCGTTATCGCTCCAGTTTTTACAACTTGTGGAACAGTTGGTATCGCATCAACTATCTGCTGTTGAACACTTAATTTTTTATATCTAGTTACACAACGGTTTCCAACCAATTCATACTTAATAATCTGTTTAGTACCTTCTTCTACTTTTGTCCCAACTTCAGGCGCACCATCGGGAGGACAATCTTGTGGCTTTGCTTTTGGTACTTCTGGTGCTGGAGGGGTTTCTGGTTGCTCGAATCGTTGAGGTTTTGTTTCTTCTGTGTAAATAAGTTCTTCTGGAGTAAACTCCATTGCGTTATAAGAAGGATATTGAGCATCACAAACAACAATATTCCCCTTTGGATCGTTACTTACTAGGTTGTCATTTTCTATTGAACTACGTCTTGTTTCTACGCAGCCAGGAATATTAACAACAGGAAATCCCATAGGAACAACCACAGGGACATTGGGAGTATTAATTTTTGGAGCGTTTAAGATATAAGTTCTTACTGGTTCAATCCGAATAGAATTGACTCCTATTCTGGGTATCTCTGTCAAAACTTAGGAATACTAAATCCACCAGCTTTACCAGCTTTTGGTGCAGCAGTAGGAAGAACAGGGCCAGAGAGTCCAGGCAGCTTTAACGATCCAGTGACTTGCTCAATCAATTGCTGCTTTAACTTTTCTTGATTCTCTTCATTTGTAATCCACAGATAACCAAAAATACCGCCCCCCGTTATAGAAACAACCAAAACGAAAGACAGTACACTGATAATGTTCAGGATTTTTTGCATGGTAAAAGAAGCTATTTTAAAAGCTATTACTCATACTAGCCTAATCGTTTTTATGGGTTTGGTTGCTCTTCTTCCCCTTCAATCGTTACTGTTCCTTCAGGCGCAGCTTCAAGAGTCTCCTTTGCAAACTGAATCCCGCCTTTTAGTTGAAGGATCTCCGCAGTTAATTGATTAAGAGCTGTCTCGTATTGCCCTTTTTGTTGAAGCTTTTCGTTAAGAGCAGTTTCCCACTTTTTAAGTAAGTCAGACATATTTATAAAGCTGCTATTTTAGATTTACCAGAGGTGATCGCACCATCAATGGCTGTAAAGTTTTCACTTGTCCAGATAGAAGTAGTGCCATCTTCTTTTTTATACGCCTTGATAGTTTCAAGATGATCTACGTTGCGTTGTAATTTATCTTTCCAATCAGTGTCTGTTTCATCAGTCGCTTTATTACCATTGATAACTGTTACGCTATCACCAGCAGCCGAAAAGATTGCTGCAACTTCATCTGCTGTTTTTTCAGCCATTAGAATAAGAAATTAATACGTTTAGTCTACCCTGCTTCTAGGGCAGTGACTTTTGCGGATAGTTCTTTTATTGCATTAACTAAAACGGGAACTAGTCGTGCATATTTAACACCATAAGCTGTATCATCTTCATTTAAATTAACAATTAACATATCATCTTTATCACTAGGATTCCCTTCAACAGCTAATACATCTTGAGCTAAGAATCCAATATGTTTTCTATTACGTTTCTTACTACCATCAGGTGTAACAGATAAATCTTCACTATACCAAGAACGTTTATCCCAACGATATGTCACAGGTTTTAATTGATTAATCCAATTTAATCCATTAGTAAAGTCAGTAATATCAGTTTTATCTCTAGCGTCTGAGGAATCAATAGTTGAATCAGCACAGTAAAAATTATTTATGTCATCATTACCTAGAACTAATACATGGTTATGGCTAGTAAGACTTCCGCTAGGTGAAGATGATCTACCTGCATTAAGTCCTATACATATATTATTACTACCTGTTGTTATATCTTCACCAGCAGCTCTTCCTACAGCAGTACAACTGTTTCCATCTGTTGCATTTGATAAAGCCTCCCTACCAATAGCAACATGATCACTACCTGCAGTTATTCCATCACCTGCTAGATGACCTACAGCAACGTTATGATGCCCTGATGTAACTTCTGATAATGCATTATAACCAACAGCAGTATTATCACTACCAGTGGAGAGCTTATCTAAAGTGTATGAACCGACAGCAGTGTTTTCATCACCTGTACCATTTTTCATCGACTCAAATCCAATAGCAACACTATTACTACCAGTGGTCATGGCATTCATTGCTGCATAACCAATAGCAATATTTTTACCACCTGTTGTTATAGATTCACCAGCAGCTCTACCAACAGCGACATTTCTAATCCCTGTTGTGTTTGACTGTAAAGCTCCTGTACCAACAGCAGTGTTGTTAGATCCAGTTGTATTTGTTAATAAGCAATTAGTACCAACAGCAGTGTTGCTGTCTGCGGTTGTGTTATTACATAATGCACTCACCCCATAAGCAGTGTTATTAGATCCTGTAGTGTTATCTTCAAAACAAGAAACTCCTACAGCAGTGTTATAACTTCCTGTTGTATTTGCTACTAATGATGACTTGCCAACTGCTGTATTAGCTGTACCTGTTGTGTTTGCATTTAATGCTTGAAAACCTACGGCAGTATTATTATCTGCGGTTGTATTGTTATATAATGCACCATAACCATTAGCAACGTTAGATTGTCCTGTAGTGTTACCTCCTAATGCATATGCACCAATAGCTGAGTTGTTACCTCCTGTGGTATTAGCATCTAATGTATTAACACCGACAGCAGTGTTATTAGCACCTGTTGTGTTTACTGCTAAAGCATAATAACCAAGAGCAGTATTATTATCTGCAGTTGTATTCATCTTAAGTGCGTTATAACCTACTGCGGTGCAATAACCATATGTAGTTCCTTCTTCTAATGCAGTTCTACCTACAGCAACGTTACGCTCACCTGTAGTACAGGCATTCATTGCTTTCCAACCAATAGCAGTGTTGTAATGAGAAGTTGTATTTGCACTTAAAGCACCATAACCAACAGCGACATGCTGATCTCCTGTTGTACAAGCATCTAAAGCTTCACCGCCTACAGCAGTATTCTGTTCTCCTGTGGTATTTGCTCCTAATGCAGCCTTACCTACTGCTGTATTATTAGCTGCTGTTGTGTTTGCACCTAAAGCATCATGCCCAATAGCTGTGTTTGACGCACCTGTTGTGTTGGCAGTCAGTGCATCGTTACCTACAGCAGTATTAGAATTTGCAGTTGTATTTGCATATAATGCATCTTTACCGACTGCACAATTAGCACTTCCAGTTGTGTTTAAATATAAAGCTGCATAACCAACAGCAGTATTATCGTTTGCAGTAGTGTTTGCTTCTAATGCATAAGCACTAAGAGCAGTATTTCTAGTTCCTGTTGTATTTGCTGATAATGATAAATAACCTAGTGCCGTGTTATTACTAGCAGTTGTGTTTGCGTCTAAAGCAAAAGTTCCTACAGCAGTATTTTGTGTTCCTGTTGTGTTCGATAGGAAAGAATTTACACCAACCGCAGTATTATAATTCCCAGTAGAGTTAGTGCCCATTGAACTTTTTCCAAGAGCAGTGTTTGAATGACCAGTGGTGTTAGCAAGTAAAGCTTCCCTACCAAAAGCACTATTGTCATCAGCTGTTGTGTTTGCTGCTAATGCTGATTTACCTACAGCGGTGTTGCGTGTTCCTGTTGTATTTGAGACTAAGGCTTCTTGTCCAACACCAGTATTATTAGAACCTGTCGTATTATTTCCTAATGCATGATAGCCGTGGGCTGTGTTGTAATTACCAGTAGTATTATCATATAAAGCATAAGCACCAACAGCATTATTAGAAGCTCCAGTTGTGTTTGCACTTAACGCACCATAGCCAAAGGCACTGTTGTTATGAGCAGTTGTATTAGCGTCTAAAGCATCACCACCAAAAGCAGTATTCCAAGTTCCTGTTGTATTTGCTTTTAAAGCATTAGCACCAACTGCAGTGTTTAAATCACCTGTAGTTATAGCAGTTCCTGCGTCTTTACCGATTAAAGTATTAAGTTCAGCATTGGTTCCATCAAAACTATCTCCAGCATTAGTACCAACTACAGTATTACTTTGAGCATCTGTAGTAACTAATTTATAACCAGAAGCAACCTTATCTGGATTAACGGCATCATCTTCAATACCGCTTGTGTTGACTTGTGTTAATCCCATTAGTCTGCCTCCTCTGGCACGTTGCCATCAATTTTTAACCACTCTAGATACTCTTGGTAATCTGTGTTGTCAGCTACCAAAGGGATCGAAGTTTTACCATCTTTTAACACAGCGCAATCTGCTGTACGTTGTGCATTTTTTTGTAGTTTATATGTTGTCATTAGTTAAAGCTCCGCAGAAAAAACAAATTGACCAAATCCAGAAGAAGAGAATATTGAACCTGATAAACCTACAGTACAGCTATCGGCAAGAGAAGCTGAAAGCATACCGTCAAAACCCCACATAGCTCTATCATTCCCATTTGCAGTAGTAAATTCTGATGCAATACTAGATACTGCTGTTTGAGTCCAACCACCAGTTAGACCATTTGCATTGAATGACCCGCTCGTTGTTACTGATGGGGCTGTTCGCATTGGTAATAAACCAGGAAAAATATAAACTCCATTCCCTCCACCGTGTACTGTGACATCTGCAAAGTTTATTCTTTCGCTCGTTGCATTACTTGTCATTACTTGGCAATAACGAGAACAACGCTGAAGCTCATCACCATACGATCTATGTTCAAAGTCAGTGGCAACGCCTGATCCAGTGCTATCTACTTCTAGCTGAACTCCTGTGATCAAAAATTCATTATTAACAGTATCAGCAAAATTTACTTGATTTGATGTTCCTAATACCGTGCTAGTAAGTAATGTATCAGCAGCACCTTGATTATTTGAACCAGTTACTAAACACCATTGAACTCTGACATCACCCCAACTACCGCTAGTTATAGCTGGAAATGTAACTGTTTTCTTTTCCCATGTATTCTGTGCAGAAATGGTAAATTCTTTAAGAAAAGTTCTGTTGTAACTTCCATAATTATTTAAACCAACTGTATAAGTTCCTGTTTTATTTGAGTAAACATGAAAACTTAAAGTTAGTGGTTTTGCTGCACTTGTACCTAAATTTGCCTGTTGTATATTTTGACTTTCTACAACTTGATAGAAAAAAGCATAATTATCAGCAGCGATAGAAGTATCAGCAATAGCAGTCTTGATTTTCAAAGCATGACTGAAATCATCTGGTAAAGGTGTTGTTACTTGTTGATAAGTAAAATTATTACCTCCATCTATTTTGTCAAAAATAGCAAATCTATCAACTGAATAGGTAGTAGTATCGTGTGTAACTGTTGTTTCAGTTGTGCCTTGTCTTTGAGATATAGCCATACTTCCATTAATTATCAAATTTCTGTTGCTTAGATTATTAGTAATCTTGGCCGTACACGTTCCATCGCTTGCTAATTCAATCGCATCAGAACTAGCCGATAAGTGGCGTAATGAATTTACTTGAACTTGGCTCATGGTTAACCTCCTATCAATCTATAGCCACCAAAAAAGGTGTAAGGGCCACCATAAGTAGCATTACCTCCTGAATTTTGCCATTGTTCATATTTAATTTCATCTCCAGCCGCTACCTCTACAACAAATGATTTTGCTGCATCTGTAGTTTGATTATTAGCATTAGCTTTCCCTGAGTTCCAAGAATAATCCATAGCTGAACCATTTTTATTTAGTCTTCCCGTTATATATTCACCTTCATCTGGGTTATCACTCACTTGGGCAGCCCAATAGAAATAATATTTTCCACCTTTACCAGAGGGAACAGTAAATGTATAAGTACTTGTATTGTAAGCATTTGCTGTATCAAAGGCTTCTGTTGCACAAGGTACTGTTAGAAAGTTGTTATGAGAGGTATGACTCCAATCAGAAGATAACTTTGCAAGAAACATAGGGCCATTATCTGTCCAAACTAAATTTCCACTTCCGTCTACGGATAATACTTGACCAGCAGTACCAATAGTTGCAGGTAATTTAAGTTCTAAATCAGAAGCAGGATTCGTTGCAGGAGCTGCGATGCTCATGCTATTCCCTGATGCGTGTGGCAGTTTAATACTTCCCAT